ATGGGAAGGCAGTTAGAGACGAGCAACCACGCCAAGCGTCGGAGAAATTAGTTCCAGCGGAGACATCTAGCAATGGGAAGGCAGTTAGAGACGAGCAAGCATACCAAGCGTTGGGAAAATTAGTTCCAGCGGAGACATCTAGCAATGGGAAGGCAGTTAGAGACGAGCAACCACGCCAAGCGTCGGAGAAATTAGTTCCAGCGGAGACATCTAGCAATGGGAAGGCAGTTAGAGACGAGCAAGCATACCAAGCGTAGCCGAAATTAGTTCCAGCGGAGACATCTAGCAATGGGAAGGCAGTTAGAGACGAGCAACCACGCCAAGCGTAGCCGAAATTAGTCACGCTTCCAAACACATCTACGGCGCCGAGTGCCTCGAATGCAGCGACAGCCAATGCTTTATCCGCTGTCGACAACTCCGCGTCGATCATCATCGCGGCATAGATTTTGGTGCCCGGTAGATATACCCCACCTTGTACTTGAGAGAACGCCCCGGCAGACGCCGCTACCGAATATGTAGCAACGCCCCAGTCAGTTGCTTGGATATAGGTTCCAGTAATCCCGCCCGATGGAATAGTAACGACCAGATCGTCACCCGCCTTGTCAACTGTCCAATACCAAGGCGGGCCACCGGTCAGCGCCGGGCGGCTGGCCCCAGTGACTTGGTAGGCATGGTTGCCGGAGATTTCCCTGACCGTCAGAGCATCAACGCTACCGACAAAATTAAGATCAGCGCGAATGATGAGGGCGGTCCCATTTGCTCTGAAGATTTTCGAGATTGAACCATTCGCCGAATAATCACCGGACTCTTGTGTCCCAAAGACAATTGCGACATTCCCCGCGCTGTAGGCGGATACGGTCAACTCCGCCTGATAAAATTTACCGCTGACGAGAGGCGCAATGCTGGCCGTAAGGTCGCTGTCTCCTACTTGAGTGCCGTCACTAGAGGCCGTACCAGACCCGATTGCCCACCCTGTGCCCTTGCCCCAGTTGCTATCAGCGTCAAACCCGCCATTGACAGCCAACTCAGCCCCAATCACCACCCCCTGACTGCGGTCCAACACCAAACCAACCGGGTCAGTCGCAGCATCGACGGCGGTTATTCCCGCGCTCGTCTCATACTGCAACGCGATGCCGCTTTGCCGAAAAGCCGGATCGATCTTGTCGAACAGGAAGCCAGCAGCACCATACTTAACGAACAGCTTCGCCAGCAGGTCACCACCGCCAAGAAGTCTTCTGCGCCGTCGACTCATAGCAATTAGCCTCGATTACTTAATGGTCCGGCGGGCCAGCAGAATCACATCAAGATCTGTCGAGCCATCACCAGCGACTGAGCCGGGCTTCAAGTACAACGGCGCCTCCAGAATCACTTCGATTTTGGCCTCAGTCAGGACGATTGGATTCCCTTGCGGATCGTTCAGGACAGCAAAGTTAGCCCCGTCGTTCGACCCGAGCAGACTCACTTTGCCGCCCGTGCTGAATGTGCCAACCACCTGAACACTCACATCAGCCGCGACGTTGTTCTTCCAGGCTTCGCCATCAATATCAGTCGTGCTGAGTCCTTCCCAGGTAACCAACACGGCAGCTAGTCCACCGCCTTCGCCATTGCCGATCGGCAACTCACTCAATTCTATGTCAGCCATCGAGAGATTCCTTATGGTTCTAGTGCTGTGATTCTGGCCTCATGGTCCACTATCGCTGCTTCGACGATAGCCAGCCGGGACTCGAGATCTTCAGTCAACTCTTGCATAGCTCTATAGAAGTCCATCAGATCGCGAATCATGCGCTGTTGGCTGTAACTACCATGCTCCTGAAACGGGGCCACATCGAGCAATGGCATAATCAGGCTTCCTCGTAAGTCTCAGCTGAGACCATGCTCGGCCGGAGTCCAGAGAAGGAGGAATAAGCGAGTCTTGACCGTGCCTCGTCACCGGCTCTAGCGAAGATCTTGGCCCTGGCTCCCTGCATGACAAGATCGCCCCAGCGCAACAGAATCCAATTCGTGCACAACGTCTGAGCCAAAGCCTGAGAGGTCTCGGAGACTCCATAGGCCCCGGTGTAGGTAAAGTCCTGATCGGCCTCAGACCACTGGCATGGCCGAGTGTCCCCGGCAGGATAGTATTCGAGTCGCCGAGGCACCTCATACCAACCAAGGCTGATGGTTGAGCCGATCTGGCCACAGCCCATGAATGCGAAGGAGTTACCACTCCGGTAGTATTGCTTCACGTACCTGGAATCAGCGAACATCGCACCTGGAGTCCGCGGGCTGGCGTAAGCATCACGATCAAAACCGAAGGAATCGAAACGGGCGGCCGCAAGCTTCTGAAACAGGTGCGGCCGAGGTATGTCCCATGAATGTGACTCAGCAACTGTCGTAGTCAACGTGTCCTCGACAAGGTTCGCAGCGTAAAGAATCGCGCCCCCGTTGTCACCGGCATGAAGTTCTCGCAGAGTGAGATTCACGTAGGCGGCGACATTCGCCCGCATGTCAGGGCGAAGGTGCTCCAGAGTCAGTGTGTCAACAATCTGCGAGAACGTAGTCATGGGCTAGGAGCCCTTCTTCGCGGAGTCAATAACCACGGCGGTTGGGACTGGCTTATCGCCAACGATTCCGGGCTGATCCCTGGGCTTCTGGACTCCAGCCTGGTCAATCCCACGGACGACCTTGCTGCCGGCGACTTCAAGGAGATTCCGGCCGTCGACTCCAAGCTCCTGGACCTCAACGATCGCATTCCGATAGATAGCCGATTGTTTGCTCCAAAGCTCCCTGAACTTGGCGATCCTGTCTGGATCGGAGTCAGGGATTGAAAGCTGATTGTTCTGGAAGTGAAAGCCGCCGATCGAAAGTGCTCGATAAGCAGCGCACCGAAAAGTAGCCATTGATTCCTCACTGTGCCGAGAGTCTGAAAAAAGGGAGCGACCGCTAGACTCCCGGCTAGGATAAAACGGCCGCTCCCTCCTACCACGACGCGCGCTGCGCGTAACGACTCAGGTCGCCAGAACTAAGCCGCTACGTAATCGCTGCTAACAGCTGTCGTGATATCCGTCATGATGCCCATCGTCTGAACACCCTTGACCTCGAATCCGAGCTCGTCGAGCAGATCGCCCTCGATAGCATCCTTGCCATCAAGAACGGCCCGTCCGCCGGTCCCGTATTCGTTCGTCTGAGTCGAACGCAGAACACGCTTTGAGATGCCGGCGGGATGAAGAACCACCAGCTTCGCCGCCCAGACAGGATTCTCAACGAACAATGGGTGAGTCATGAGCTTCAGAGTACCATTGAAGCCGATGATCTCCGTGACCTTGAGTCCATAGCTGGTTTCGCCAACAGCGATATTGTAGGTGCCGTCCTTGCGAACCATGTCCGAGATCAATTCCATCGTGGTTGATCCGGTGAACGCGATTCGTTCGTTCGGAGCCCCCTTGATGTTCTTGTCGAAGATTCGGCGCATGAAGTTCGTCAGGGACGCCGGGCCCATGAGGGCCATTGCACCGGACGTGCCGCCGAAGTTTGCAGGTTCAACGATTCCACCGTAGCCTTCGATCTGCGGAATCACGCCGTCGGACATGGTGAGCTGCTTGGAGTTGTACGAAGTCACCGCCTTGCGACCGTACCAGAATGCCCGCTCCATATCCTCTGCATGATAGGTCATGCAATTCTGGCGGTTGTTGGCCAGCTGACTCCCGGTCACGAACTCGATCGCATTCGCCGTGCCAGAGATCGCCCAGCCATTCCAGAAGATCTGGACGTAGTTGAGTCGAGACTCGCCCTTCTGCGTAACGGCTTCCGGCCGCTGAGCGCCTTGCTCATGAGCCGTACCGATGGACTGGAAGAACTCGCCAGTGGCAATCGTTGCCGCAGTCGTTCCGGCCCAGCCGCGCTGAATCGTAACGGTATTGCCTGCAACAGCGGTGACGAACACGTACTCGCCAGTCGTCTCGTTCATGAGAATCGTTTTCGGAACCCAGAGATTGGAATCGTCAACGACAATGGACGTGGCTGCGGAGTTACCGCCGGTCACGACCTCGGCACGGCCAGAGATGTGCGAATCTTCCCACCACTGGAACACGCTGTCACGAGCCGGCCGAGTCGGCATGCCCGAAGAAAGGGCCAAAAGCGGCGTGGTGCCGACAGGCCCATACATAAGAACTCGGGAGGCGAAGTCACCGACTCGTTCGCCCACCAGTCCAGAATGAGAAGCAAAGATGCCTCTGATCGACATGGTATAACCTCAATTTTTGGGTCGAGTCGGTTGACTCGGAACCTCGGTTTAGGTGTTACGCCTCATGCGGTCGCGGGCATTACCGCGATTCGCCGAAGGCATATCGAAGAAATTATCAAGCGAGCCGCTACTGGAGGACCGATTCTGCCTGTTGTTGTCGGACTTCCGATCGCCACTGAGCTTGATTCCGAGTGTTGCGAGGGCTTGCTTGGTTGCGGCGATCGCTGCCGCAGGCTTGGTATGCCGCAAACTTGCTTGCTTGTAGATTGTCCGTACCGCGGACCTGAGTTCAGGATCATTGTACTCCGGAATCGCTTCCGACAACTTCTCCTGCACTTTCGATTCCCTTCCGTTATCACGAATCGCCTGTTGGAACTGCTCGGTCAACTGGGCTTTGTGGGACGCCAGCGCCCGACTCATTACGCCAATAGACAAATTGAGGGTACTCCGTGCAGTAGCTTGCTGGAGACTCCCCAGTACCGACGTCAACTGCGCCGGGTCATTCGGGTCGAAGTCCGCTGGAATCAAATCCTTCGGTGTGGTCAACCCGGTAATAGCGGCGTTCAACTGCTCTGCAAAGGCCGCCGAGTCATCATCGCTTGAATCTTCGTCATCGTCCTCGGATGCAGGAGCCTTTTTCTTTTTCGACTCCTTGTCGTCATCTTCGTCCGAATCGTCCTCCAGGTCCAGATCAAAGTCTGTATCGTCCTGGTCATCAAACAGTTTACGCAACGCGTCAGTATTCTCAAGGGAAATATCGTCCACTTCCTGAGTCTGGCGCCTTTGCTGCTGTTGCTGCCGATCGTCGCCCCCACCTGAATCATCATCGTCGATCTGGTCGATCGGCTGGTCAATCATGCGAATGTCGCTCATACCACCGAAACCATTCGGGGCGTAAACGGGCAGATTCTGGTACAAGAACTTATACATCACTCAATCTCCTCGGAAGTGGCCTCAGCCAGGGTTAATGAATCCCGCAGCTGCTCTATGAAGCGAGCAGCTGCGGCAGTTTGTATCAACAATTTACGCGACTCCGAATCAGCCTCATCTATGTCAGTCATCGATATCTGATTGAAGCAATCTACCTTGATTGATTCCAACAAGGCGTCACAGAAGTTGAGTTCCCGTAGGTCCTTCAATAAGATGCCGACTCGATGCCGGAGGTCCAACGGGTAGGTAGCCAGGATTCGTTCGGCGTCCATAGTGATTCCTCAGATGGAGGGTAACATACCGATCCTGTCACCCGACGGGTTGTTGTGAAGCCTGCGGTGGAATCGGCTGGCCGTCAGGGCCAAGTTGCTGTTGCTGTTGTGCTGGGTCCTCCTGAATCTGGAACTGCTTCATGTCCGCATCGACATCCATGAGATTCGTCCAGTAATTCATCATCTTCAGAAGGTCGATCTTATTCTGCTGCACGGTATCAGGAGTCTGAATCATCGCGAACAGAATCTTCTGGAAGGCGATGGCAGCTGCTTCACGATTCAGTTGCTTCAGGCCAGAACCTAGCGAAGATAGCACGTCGCTATGCTTGAGTCCAGTGAGCTTGGCCAGTGTCTCCGCGTCGGCAAACTGCGCAATATTATGGAACGCCGCCATGCGAACTGGATGCAGGACCTGTGAATCAACCAGAAAGGACAGCATATGCAATCTGCGATTGACTCCCTGCATAACTGCGGCCACTTGGGACTCGATAGCTCGATCGAGGCCAGCAATCTGGGATGGAAGCCCCTGACTCGGGAACATAAGCTGTAGGAATCCCATCACGGCCTGTACATCGCCCATGGCCGTCCGAGTCTCAGCTGAGTTGCCCTGAATCCGAGCTATACCACGGGCTGGGTCAGCACTGGCCGACGCCATCTCGTTCTTCATCGTCAGAATCCCAGCGACATCGCCCTCACGAAGCTTCGTCATGTCGTAGTACTTTGGATTCACGCCGAGGAATCCCCATATACTCGAACGCGCACCCGCGACATAGACATTGAAGAGGAATGAGACGAATGACTGGAATGACTTCATGAGTTCGGCCACAGATTTAGTGGCTTCGCCCATATCATCCACATTCAGATGACCCAGGTAGTAAGGAATGTCCTCGGTGAGTCGGCCGGCTGGAGTCGCTGAGACGATATAAGTTCCATCGACAATAACAATGCGCCACAACTCGTACTCCGGAATAGCTGACTGAGCAGGTTGGACTCGATTCTCCTCTGGGGGCTCGGCACTGAGGTCGAAATCAGCTGGAGTCAATCGAATGAACATCCGAACGACTTCATGCCCAGTGATCTTCTGGCCAGTTCCACGTTCGAGTCCCTGGAAGTACGCATCCAATGAGTTACCACCACCCTCTTGCAGGTCGTCGACGCCCATTCCAGCATGATTCGGGGGAGACCGGTAGTAGGTGCTCAGCTTATTGGCCGCCGTATCCTGTGCCATGCCAGGCATTGATTCCAGAACCAGGTCCATGTTGACCCACTTATTCTTCCGAGCCTCGCGCACGAGCTTATAGCGACTCATAGTCTCAACCGTGGCCGCCCACTCGGCATCCTTGCTTATCGCCCTGGGATCAGTGACCGAAGTATCCCAGAGAAAGTTGTACATATCCAGGGAACGAATCTGATTCCCAGTATAAGTCCCGAGCTCGCCACCGTATTCCGTTGTGTTCCAGTCAAGCCAGAATCCACCGAGGTTGTACTTGAGCAGACTCCGAATCGAGGAGGTCAAGTGACTGTAGTACTTTGTCTCCTTGCCGTCCTGATTCATCTTCTCGACAACCGTGCGCACCTGCTCAGACATGTCAGGATCGGTGATCTGGAACACATCCATCGAGTTGGGAGAGAAGACTCCGGCATAGAAGGCCACGAGATCTTCCAGATGCGCATGAAGCAACGGAATCACCGTGTTGATGGCTTGCGGCATTCCCGTCGTTGCTTCCTTCTCGGCTCTGATTCGATCCTCAGCACTCAGCCGCTGCCATGTCGCCACAGCCTTGTCGATGCGAGCATAGCGCTGGATTCGAACGTTCCGAATTGAGGCGCCGTCATCGAGCCGGTCCTTCAGATAGTTCAGCAACGTATCATGAGTCTCTTCGACAAGCAAGCCACCCATCGGCCCCTTAGAGTCTCCTTCAGCAAAGATGACGTCAGGATGTTGGATCTTCGTGTTACCGTCGCGTTCCATCGATTCTCTCCTAGATGGGTAAATACTGTGACTGGCCTATTGACTCCGCTCCTGGCCCAGGCGATCCATCGCCCAAGGCGGTCAGAATCGAGCGGTCTACTCCACGGTCCTTAATCAGCTGGCCGTGCATTTGCCAGATCTTAAGTCCGTACGCTCCCGAATCAGGGAGATCGTCCTTGACACTTGAAGCCTGGGAGTATTCCTTGTATGCGTCGAACAAGTCAATTTCGCCTTCGGCTAGAGCATAGCTCCCGACTCGAAGGGCTTCACGCATGGCCAGGATTCTTGCGGGCTTGGATTTCTTATCGGTATGAATTGGGAGCATGGCAATCGTTTCGCGATTCATCTGACGAATCTGCATAAATAAATCAAATTGACTCAGCAATAATTTCTGTGCAGCCTCGGCCTCGATAAACCAAGTCGATATGCCCCAATAGTAACTGAGACTCAACATCTCGTCAAAGATGCCCTCTTCGCGCCAATGCCCGACTCGATGGTCTATGATCGCCGGAATCGAACTACCAGTTATTAACGCGTGAACCGTGATCGCCGACTTATCATGATACGCTTCGAGTCCGAAGGCAGGATCTAAGACAAGCGCACCCGCGATGAGATCCTCAGGCAATGGACGTATAACGAATCGAACGGTTGACATATCTGCGTTCAATATCTCGTCCTGAGTGAGATTCATCATCTCACATTCCCAGACGTGCGACAAACCGAGTTCGCGGTATTCCTTATAATCGTTCAGTAACTCTTCAACAGTATAACGCTCAGGCCATAAAGCTCTCAACTCACCAGTCGCAGCATCCTTGACTAAACAACCAAAGATCGTTGGATTCCACTTCGGATTCTTCGCCAGGCGCATAAGCAATGTAGTCCGACGAATCGCATTACCCAGAAACATGACAACGGCACGCTTGGCCTTCGCCTTCATCAGACTCCCGAGAACCCATTCATCCAGATTCTTCTGCTGATTCACGTCCTTCGTATTATCAAGATCCTCCACATCGTCAATAATGATAATCTCAGGCCGTCGGCTATTGATCAAGAGTCCGCGCACCTGCTGCTCTGAACCGAGCGCCTTGAATATGCAATGCTTGACTCTGACGCTGCCATCCGGCGACCGAATTGATATGTCGATCATCCAGAGGGAATCAGTCTCCGACGACTTTATGACTCGGCTAGGACCATGCAACTCTTGATCCCGATCACTCTGTAACCAGGCGATGATATCTCGAATCGCGTTCTTAGCAATGCCATTCGTCTTTGAGACGTACAACGTAAAAGCGAAGCTTGTATAACGGAGGAACAGAATCGAAGCCAGCTTTGCCAACGTACTCTTAGCGTGCTCCCTGGGAACAGCGAACAACTTCTGTAGAGTCTCGGTCACTTTGTCATGATTCGCCTGGTCAACAAGCAGAAGCAGCTCAGCCCATATCTCTTCATGGAAGTCCGGAACCCTAAGAGTCAGCTCGTCGCCAAGGTAAAAACTCAAGAAGGTAACACAGTCCTGGCGCATGGCCAGAAGCAACTCTTGCTTAGTGAGTTCTACGGTGACATCAGACATCTTCAGGAGTCTTTAAGGAATCCACGAAGGACTCAACCAGGTCCGGGTCGATCGTAATCTTCGCCTTAGGCTCAGCCGGTGTAATGTCCTTGGCCTCTTTCTCTCTGGAGTCCATTAGCTCCCTGATCTCAGTGAGCCGAATCATCTTGATTCCATCGGACGGCTTACTGACTGTCTCGCCGTCAATCGTCTTACTGATCGAACTCGGCTGCTGTAGCTGTTCTGCGATACGATTCGTAACGCTAATACGCATGACTCCAAGGTCACCGCCCTCAAGCACAACCGTAGTGTTATCAGCTCGCTGATTCGAATAACCAGGCACCGGATCAGTAGACCGCTTCGCGCGATTCGCTGCGACAGCAATCTTCACCAGAACCTCAGGGTCGCGAATCGAGGGCATCACACGCCGGAGCTTCTCAAGCACGACCTTCTCAAGGTCATCCCAGCCGAAGTCCCGAATCTTATCGGAGCCGAACTGATCGATTCGAAGCAGCGCAATGGCCCGGTCAAACTGCTGCTCCTTCTTATTCATCTCCTCAATAAGACTCTGCAGCTCCTCCTCCTCGACCTGGAGGCCCTTAGCCACAGACTCAACAGTCCCACCACTGGCCAATGCCTGCACAAGCACATAGACCAGCTGACTCATTGAGTCTTTAGCCTCGCCCAGTTGGGCCTCCAGGTCACTCTTCTGCATCAGTCAGTAATCCGTTCTGAATCGGTCGAAGTTGGTGTAAATTTGTATATTTTTGGAGGGTCATATTAACCGCCAGCCCCTCGAGTCGTGTGGGGGGTACATCCCCCCGGCCTTCGTTTTACGCGCTTCTGATTCCCAGCCTCTTGCTATGGGTAGTGCTTCGATGAGCGACTAGCGAGTCCATTGCTCTTCCCTAAGAGTAGACTTCGTGAGCGACTAGCGAACTCCTTAAGCTTACTACATGCTTACTAATAACACTTCGTCCGAAGGACTCATTCATACTTGCGTAGCTAGGCCGAAGGCCGTAGCGAAGCAAAATTTTGAAGGCCTCTGTGACATTTGAATCACAGAGGCCAAGTTGCAGGATCAGACTAGGCTAGAAGTGCGCGACAATCCAGCCAATTGAGAATCCGACAAGTGGAATGAATAGGAGCCAGAATAAGCCGGGGAGTGGTCTATCGCTCATCGAGGTCAACTCCCTGCAAAGCGTTGAACGCTTCGACTCGATGCAATTCAGCATGATAATTCCACAATTTCAGCACAAGTGGTTTGAGTTCGTCCCAATCTTGCCATGAGGTAGAGCCAAGTTCCGAAAGCTTCTCGTTCTTCGATTCCTCGGCTACCTGCGCAATCCGAATACTCGTGTTGATCATGCGCTCAACAGAGCAAGTCGACAAGTTGCGTTTGTCAGCGTCTGACAGTTCTAGGATCGGTGATGCGTAGATCATTTATTTGACTCCGATTGAGTGGAAAGGGAAAGAATAAGGCCGGGGAGTGGTCTAGTGCTCATGCGTCTGGCTCATGTTTGATTATGAAGCCTTCTACATCGGTATGAATTGGGCCGTCTGAATCCCCTGCCAAAAGCCAAGCGCGATAAGCGTCAAGGCAATATTTACGGGCAAAAGCATGGAATGAGTAGCCAGTGATACCGGCAAATGCGCAAGCTAAGCTGAGACTAACAACGCTTCCGGCCTCTGCTAGCAACTTCAAACGAGCAACGCCATTCTGGCCCACATAGGATTCTAGGTCGGCAATCGCTCGCTGGTCGTTCTCTGCGCGGTCGTTGCTGGTGTAGTGAATATCTGTATGCATTGATTTGACTCCGATTTAGTGGGAAGGGTGAGAGTGAAGCCGGGCAGGTTACCCTGTCCGGCCTAGTTGCGTTAGATTCGACTAGAGGCCAAGCGCAGCGGCTGAAGCTTCAGGGTCGAACATATCCAACGCCGCGAGGTCGTCCTCGGTCGTGACCTTGTAAGCAATGTCAACGCTGGCACGATTCTGAACCCAACCTTTGATAGTGTCGTTTTCTAGCGGCTCGTCCTGATTCGCGGCGATTGTGAACATGTTCGCCGCAAGTGACATGAAGAGGCCGCGTTTTTCAAGGTCGGGATAGACGCCATCGGCATAGGACTTCGATCGAATCGCCTTAAGGACTTCGCCTTTCGCCGGCAAGACGTTCGCCAGTTTCGGATTTTGTTCAACAAGCGCCTTTCGGAATCCGGGCCAAACGGCATCAAAGGTGTCGGTGTCGATCTCCTCGGCGGAACCACGTTCGGCGGATGCCGCAAAGGCTTCAATTCCGACTGGCGACGCCTCGAATCCAGCATTAAGCGCCGCTTCGCTCACGGCGTCGCGGTAGTTGCGGAAGTAAACGTGACGCATTTCTTTGCCGATGATCTTCGCCAGCAAATCAGGCGCGCCTTCAAGGACAGCCTCGACAGTCGGGATTCCGAAAGCGAGTATCGCCTTGATGATCGGCTCGGACTTGCCACCAGCAATCTTTTTCTGTCCACCAACGTAAGCGAAAGTCGGGCGGGAATCGATGTACTGGTCCGCGCCGCTATCGGTCAGAACGTAGCTGCCGTCATCGTCCTGTGCGATACCCTGAAAGAACGTCGGGACGCCAACAAAGCCATCGGAATCCTTGGCGGCCTTGTTGATGGCGGCCAGCATCGCCGTTGTGTCGTCGAAATACTTATAGGCCTTCATCGCCTCGCGAATCTTCTCGACTTCATCGCCGGAGGCAACTTTCAGGACATTCTGGTCTTGTGCAGTCATAACGATAGTTCCTTGTTCGATTCGGCTAGCCGGGATTGGCGGGCCGCGCGGCTCGGGGCCGCAAGAGAAGTATCGTTGAAAACGGTTCGGAGTGCAAGGGATTTAATCGCTATTATAGTGAGTATAGGCGATTTATTCGTTTAGGTCGCTGAACGCTCTAGGACGGGCGCTGACGGGCTATCGCATGATCTGAGTGCAAGGCATTAGGCGATACCTATCGAGTCAGGACAGGCTATTCAGGGTCGTTTAAGGGGCAATCGCTCAGAATCGCTTAGAATAAATTCCATGCACAATCATACCAGCGACTCGTAAAAGCCGCCAGCGGTCACGCTAGAGCGTTTAAACGTGTCAATAGAGAAAATGAGTCGAGTGGAAAGAATTATTCATTGGCGGAGAATGTCGGATCGTAAATTGAACAGTCGAGTCAATGTTACGGAGCCGAAACAATGGAATCAAATAAGCAACGGTTTTGATCGGTTTATGGTATTTATGAGTCAGTTGCTTAGATGTCACATTGAGTCAATATAAATGTCACACTGATTGATTCATGTGATAAAAATGCCACAGCCCGCAGCCCGGTCGATCGCGTTTAGTACCCGATTCTGGTCTAGTTTTATCATCACCCGATTCTGGTCTGATTGCAGATCTAAAGAGGTCCACATTGCGCTTTGTGCTTCGATTCAATTAAGTTTATGAGCTTGTGCGGTTATTGGATTCTGAACGCGGTCGGGATATTTTTTCTGGCGCCCTTACCCCTAACTTGGTGACTGTATATGATATAAGGTATGGTATAATATACTCATATGCTGCTAAAGTTTAAGGGGTTGACCCCCTAGGAGGAATTACCCCTTCGCGGTCTAAGCCAGAGTGGCAATGGAATCATTAGCGCCTTTAGGCGAAACGTATGTATCAAGCGCTTATCAATGGAGTCAATTGGGCCGGTAGGTCGCCCTGAGCGCCCTGAGCGCCTTGGCGATGTGTATGAGCATATGCTTTGCTGTAATAGAATCGATCCCGCCTTGGCGTAGTCTTGCTCTACGAGCTATATGAATATGAATATGAATATGAATATGAATATGAATATGAATGGGAGCTAAAGCAATGGTTAAGATTCAGGAATGGTTGCAGACTTGGTGCGGAGTTGTGGCGTGGGTCGTTTTCGCCTTTGGCGTAGTCTATTGGACTCACGAGCCTGATAAGGCCATGCCTGAGTATAAGGGCTTCGCTGAAACACGTGCTGAGTTTTTCAAGAGCACGAATCGTTATGATTACCTCGACCGAGCGAATGAAAGGTTAATTGACTCCCGCCGGTAGGCGATGAGAAGCACTATTGTATCAAGCTGAAGGCCGGAATGAATCGCATCAGTAACTCGCCGGTAGGCGTAGTCTTGCCACCATAAGCATGTACTGGAATCTCTGCGTTGGTAGACGATGCGTATGTAAATATCATCACCACCATGAACTCAATTGAAGATGCAACAGAAGGAATCAGATGATGCCAAATAACGATAAGCGCAGTAATAGCAAGGTTGAGGCCGAGACGGTTCCGGCCCAGGTCACTAACCCAATTGACTCAGATGGCGAATACTTCTCCGTGACCCTGACGGTTAAAGCAAATATCTTCGTGACCGGCGCTGAGTTGGCTTTTACGAGTCGCTGCTATAAGCCAAAGAAGTACTTACCCACTGAGTATTTACCGACCGTTATACTGTCAAGATGGAACTATTGGGAAGAAAGGATTCAGAAGGTATGGGAGCAACGCGCGATCGACTTCGGCGACGGATTCAATTACCTCTGGCAACAAGACGGCTCAAAGGTTGGTTGCATTGTCAAGCACCTGCCAGATATTCATACTACCAATGAATCAAAAGGCGACGACGCAGCGGACCAGCGCAATGTAGACCCGACCAGAGTTTCTACCATCGACAGATTCACCGTGAAAATCACCTACGACATCGAGATACCAGATCGCCCCGGCCGTACTGAGCGCCATATCATCCACCGAGTCGTAACTGCTAAAAACCGAACCCAAGCCTACCAAGTCGCCCGCCAGTTCTGCGCTCCGAACTGGAAAGTCAGCTCCATCACTATCGTCGACTGATTCAAACCCCGAAAAGGAAATCCCGGCAATGCCCAACATAAACCTACAGAAGCGGCCAAACCTCTACCGAATCGAATATACCCATCACTATCCCGATGATAAGCGCCTAGCCCACGGCGAAGTGCGGATCGCTGCTGACTCTTGCTCGGCGGCGATCCAAATATTCCTGGCTAGCAGCACAGCTAAGATTCTCGAACTCCATGCTGAGAGGGTACTCTAATGGCAAACCGTCAAATCATCTCAGTTGGCGAGCGCGAAGCTCTGGCGGCTGAATCAACCTACTGGCAAGCAATGGAGCGTTACCTGATTAAAGACTCAGGCCAGCGCGAAGGCAACTTCATGCTCATTCAAGCAAGCGAAGGTCCGGTCCCGCCTCACATCCAGAATCACGGCGAAGATGAACCTCTTCTTCAACAACTTTGGCACGACTCACTGAATGACATACGGAAGCGCGACCTTGTGGGCAACTTCCATTGGGGCGCTCTGTACCAGGTCGATCAACGATTCTACGCCTTATTCGCCTCATCCAATCCGGTCTCGATCAAACTCGACGAGCAGCTACAAGCTGAGATTCGTGGTGTTTTCTCGATCGAGGAAGCCAAGGAACGCCTTGACGCATTCGCGTTGGCTCAAAAGGCCATGGATTCAGGCTGGGATTTTGCCTTTCATAATCGCTCGATCGGCAAGCCAAACCCCTGGACATGGGTTAATGGAATCAAACTGGACCAAGCCACTGACTACGGAGTAGCGGCTGATATGCTTCTACGATTCCTCGACGTATCTCGTGCCGATGGTATACTAACACTGAAGCATTGGTTTGCGGAGAACGCGATTCATCCGGCTGAATACTGCATTGCAAAAGCAGACCATGCCGCGTTTCGTGATGACTTGATTCAACGGCTTGTCTACATCCATACCTGCCGGAGCATGTGGTTGCGTACGATTCCAAGGCAGATCGGCCAACGCCATGTCACGGCTAATGACGCACCGACCTATGGCGGTATCCGCCCACGAATCATTCTCCGTATCAAGCAACTCTGGCCTAAAGCGCATGAAGCCTGTCGGCACTTTCTTCCGACCTCGACTCAACGCAAACTACAACAGGCGGTGATCGAAGCCTCGATTCCAAGGGGCGCATTCCAAACCGGCACTACGATCGAGACCTTGAGAGAAGAGGATATGCAGCCACGGAACCAGAATAGATCTAAGCCACGAATCAAGGTCAATCCTGACGACCTGAAGGAACTGGACCAGACATTCTTCGGTTACTCGGAGGAAGATGATAATGGATAAGGGACTCAAAGAATACTGCGAAGCAATGCCTGGCGAGCCTAAAGACGCATTGATGAATATGCGTTGGATTCCAAGGCCGAATGGCTTCCGCTATGGAACCATGTCAATGGCCATGCGGCGAGCTGAGAAGCACGAGGATCATGTGCTTAATTACGCTCATGGATTCAAGCGGGCTGCGCAGTTCTCAGCACTGGCCTTGGAGCTTGAGGTGGAGATGATTCCTCAGGCTCGAACGGCCATGCCTAAGTCCTCAGTCAAACGAGTCCTGTTCGACCGCACAGTACCGAGTCCAATGCCGGTAACCATGCTGGCGTGGCAAAGCATCTGCGAGATCATGTCCGGGAGTTTCCTAACGACTCATGACGAGTTCGTGCGTAAGACTCTTGAGTCAATGAGTCCGGATGATAGCGAAGATCTGATCGCCCCGGCTACCCCACTGGCCTGTGGACTCGACAGCGAAAATCTCTATTGGTCCTGCCTTTGCATCCCGACTCTGATGGAATCCTTCCGAGATAATAATTCGCCTGGGACGATTCCGAAGAATACCTCGGCAATCGCAGATCAATATGGGTATGGCGTGCATCAGATGGCTTTGATTCGTATGCACTTCGACCGAGAATCCAGGCGGTATTCCTGGCGACAGGCTATCCTTGATGGCGAGCATGATACGATGCTGCCTGGAATCATCATGCTCGCCATGCTACTGAAGCAGGCGGATGTTCCACCTGGACTCCGCACACTTCTGATCGAACGACTCGGAAGGTTCTGGCAGCAACGACCGCGAGGCAATGGCGGATCATCTGACTGGGCTGCGCCATCGTTTAAGTACGCTCCGAGTCAATCGCATAATCCCGACAGCCGAGCCATGACGTTCACTCCGGCTTTCGGAATCGACACGGCTGATATCTCGCACCAGCATTTCGCTAGGCTCTACGCAGATCACGGAATAGGCTTTAGATTCAGCACGGCTGCCGCCTCGTCGGTCTGGCTCGATGGCTACCGTAAATCAATAGAGACTCAGTTAGATTGGCTACTGGCGAGGAATCCAGAATGGGCTAATTGCCTCGGCTGGCCACAGGAGCGTGCGCATAAGCCCACGGCAGCCGAGATTGAAAGATCGGTTGACTCAGACATGATAACACGCATGAAAGAGCCAATCAATCCAGGCGAGCTAATAACCGATCTTGAATCAATTAAGAACGTCCTCGGAATCTAGGCCATAAGTGTGACATTTTTGCCACACTCGAAAATACAACTAAAAGTTGCTAGTAATTTCCCGCTACTCGTGCTAGTGTATATTTGCGTTCGGGCGTGCGCTTTCGCCTACCTGAATCACCGCCGAATCACTCGAAAGGAATCAATCAATGCCTACTCGCTTAGAAGTCCCGAAAGGTGGACTCCCGCTGCATATCGGTGACGGGATCACCTGGCAAGAGATAGATTGCAAAGCCATACCGGCTAGAATCACGCCATCGTTGCTGACTGTAGCGGAGTCAATCCGAGTCACCGCTGATTATCAAGCCATATTCGGCCGCGGTGGTTTCACGCCAGTGACTCAGGAGGAGCTGGAAGATAGGGCGATTCGTACCAAGAAACGGGCCGCCAGACTCGCTTACGAAAACTGCGAGGAACTGCCTTATGCCGCCAACTTTGTTCTAGTGGAATCGAAGGAAAATCAAGCATGAATAGGCAGGAATCCGGAATCGCGGTCCTCACCCCGCGCAACTCGACTGATAAGAAATCAGTTGTCACTACGACCGGACTCGATACCTCGACTAAGGTCAAGGGAATCGACGTGCGGGAATTTGACATGGCTAAAGCTGAGGATCGGGAGAACCTTATTCGATTCATCTCCTGGGTCGCGGCCAACGGTAAATCAATAACGGTCACTTCCAATCGCTAAATCCCATCACTCAATCGAAAGATCATTCAATGTCACGCATTCAAATCAATTCAGCCGAGAAATACGAACTGCCGGAAATCCTGGCTACTGAGTCACCGGCCGATTACATCAAATCGAATCTCGCCGCCATCGCCCACAAGTTTCATTTCAATGTCATATATGACTCGCTGACTGGTTATCCGGTCGCGACGATATATATGTCTGAGTTCAAGGGGCTTCTGGAACAGATTTGGTGGAGCGAGCTTAGAGAGGAATTGATTCAGGCCATGACAGGCCGACGGGTCGCTACTGTTGCCGACTTGGCTCCGATCATCGAAGCCGGAGTCGATCAGTTACGGATTCGTTCGCTGGCTACCATGCGCCCGACTCCCGCGCTCTCATTCATTCGTGACCTAAATGCGATGGAGAGAATCCGCCAGATTGATCCGCAACGGATCGCCAGTTACTTACTCATTAGATTCCTGGTCGATAATAGCCTCGCTCGGAATAAGGCAACGGGACTCGATGACGTTCTGACGCGGCATGAAATTGCCGTTCAATTAGGGCGGATATGCCGAGATCATCCGGATTCCCACGAGATTAACGCTTGCACTCGGCAGTTGATCGAGTTAGACGCTCGTTTCAATCTCTCGAAGATTAAGTTCGATTCCAAGCAAGAGCAACTGATAATCGGTTTTCTCGCGATGTTTATGTCGCCTGAGTCTAAGGTTGAAAAGGCTCTTAACGAGTCCTTCGATATGCTTCGCAAGTTTGTTCGTAAGGTCTTAGCGCAATGTGAGAAGGCCGAGCTTTATGAGTCAGGCAATCGCCAGATGCGTCCGGCCTTTGTCGAGGCAACGCGCGAAGAAATCATGCTCGGAATCAATGCCGAGTCAGCGAAGATCGAGCTTAAAGCGTCGCATAAAGCCAAGCGTCGCGACGCGGCTAAATTCGATAAAAATGGCAAGCCGAGAATCAGGATTGATAAGAGCATGTTAATGCTTTCAGTCAAAAGCGCCGCCGATGTTTTCGGCCTCTAGCACTCAATCGAAGGAATCAATCATGGAAAATTCAACCAACGTTCAATGCGGAAAATGTGCCGGTACGGGCTGTTTTAATAAGATTCGCCAGCAGACCTGCTACGCTTGCAAAGGGACTGGAATCTACGAGGGGCTAGGCCGTCCGGCGAACGCTACCGTAGCGATGCGGACTGCCCGTCTGGAGTCTGAGCGGCTTGAGGCTATCATTCAGGCGGCGAAGGATAATGGAATCGAAGCCCCGCGACTCGCGCTTGGTCATTTCCTCTTTATGGCCGCGAAGCCAGCGTCGAGGAATCCAGAGCATATTTACATCAAGCATGACGGGGAGTATCTGGGAAAACTGAAGGATGGCGTTCTGACTCTGGGGCCGCCAATGGCCGAGGAGTTGCTCGCTGAGTTACGTGAGTTGATTGTGGACCCCGGAGAATCAGCTAAGGCTTATGGCCTTCGGACCGGGAAGTGTTCCTGTTGTGGCCGGACTCTTACGAATCACGAATCAATAGACCTTGGTATCGGCCCGATCTGCCGCGCTAAGTACGGCATCTGAGTCGGGGAACAAAAACATGTCATTGAAGATCAATCTCGACCCCCGGCTCTTTGCCCCGAAGATTCAAGCGACAAAAGTCTCGACGAATCCTAGGCTCGAAGCTGCGGCGAACAAACAGATCATGCGGTTGATTAACCGTGATGATTCGATCGAAATCCCGGCTACTCCGCACCAGGACCAGAGTCACCTGCCTGAGAAGCTAGTCGAGGATGATTTCCCCTGGGATGAGTCTCAGTTGGAAGCCATCACGACTCTAGCTAAGGTTCAGGCCGGCTGCCTGATTGGCGCTGCCGGTACTGGTAAGACGACTTGTGAGAAAAAGCTAGTTGATACTTTGATTCATGGCGACGAAAAGCTGGGCATCACACCGATGCCGGCTAATAAGGTCGATCTGAATCGTTACTGGATCAAGGATGGCCCAGGTACTGAGGTCATAGCAGACAAGGGACTCCAGCGCGAAGATCTCGCCGCCGTTCCAGCGATCCTGCTGTGCGCGTTCACTGGGCAAGCGACTCAGAACATCAAAAAGAACTTCCCGCGTAGCTGGCACCCGAATATAATGACCATTCATTCGGCACTTGGTTACTACCCGGAATCGACTGAGTACGTTGACCCGGAGTCTGGGAAGATCAAAGAGTCCTGGATGTTTGTGCCATATTACACTAAACTCATTAAGATGCCATGGGACGCAATCATTATTGATGAAGCGTCAATGGCGAACGTTGAGTTGTGGCACCAGCTACTCGACGCCTCGAAGCCCGGCACACGATTCTATTTCATTGGTGATATCAACCAGCTCACACCGCCGATCGGCCAGGGAGTCCTTGGCTTTGCGATGGCTAGACTCCCGGTAGCAGAACTCCGGCACATTCATCGGCAGAAGGAAGCGGCAGCGAATCGTATCATCGAAACAGCGTGGGATATATTGCAGGGAAAGGCCCCGACCTTCGACGATCCTCGGACTAATAAGGATTGGCGAGTCCTGGGCTATGAAATCCCACATGCCGTTCCGGTCGCAGCGCAACAGATTCTATCAATCGCTGCGGCCTTGCGTAGCAAGACGATAGAAGTCAACGTCGAGGATGAAGAGACTGGCGGACTCAAGACCATTAAGGACTACCCGATCTATGACCCATGGCGCGATCGAATCATTACCTGCATGAACGGCGCCAACCCAGGTGATCCTTCGTCTGGAATCGGTCAAGTTCCCCTCAATGAGACTCTGGCGATGATCTTCTCGGACCAGATCGAGCGGACGATTATTGACGCCGGGCGTGAAACGAAGAAGTTCGCTGTTGGCTACCGAGTCATGGCGACTAAGAACGAACCGCCGTCGGTGAAGGATCGTATAACGAATGGTACAACAGGAATCATCACTGAGATCACAGCGAATGAGAAGTACATCGGTGATTCCCAGCTGTTCGGACCTGAGAAATCGGTCCGGGCTTATCGAAAAGAGTTGATTGCTGATCTCGACAAAAAGGATGATACTCCGTTTGAGTTCGAGGCCGAGGATTTCAATGGAGTCAATGTGGATGAGAAGGACGAGCGTACTCGTGGCACGTCCTCGCATACGGTCCATGTGGATTTCAATGGGATTCAGCGCAGCTTCCGGCTCAAGACTGAGGTTGAGCAGTTGCAATTAGCCTATGCCTCGACAGTCCATAAGACTCAGGGCTCGGAAATGGATACGGCGATTGTTATCATCCACCATGCTCAGAAGCGGATGCTCTGCCGTGAGTCACTTTATACAGCCGTCACTCGCGCAACGAAGCGACTCATCATCCTTTATACTCCGCATGGCATGAAGCTGTCGCTGGCGAAGCAGAAGATATTTGGTTCGACGATTCAAGAAAAGACCAAGCAATACTTGGCTATGTCCACGTCGGGTGATAACGGCGGGATGCCGATGCTTAATGTGAGATTGAGTCATGACGACCCAATCGTAAAGAGGAGTAACTTGATATGATCGAGAATAAGAATCCCAAGGTCGTGGATAATGACCACGATGAAATCACCGCCGAACTTGCAGGCGTAGAGATTCGTGGATGGTCCTACGAAAACCGAGATGAGCATCGAGTCAAAATGCTTGCAGCCAGGGAGTTCTGCGAAGGCTGGTATCAGGGGAGGCTGCATTACGTCCGGAGTCTTGAGTCTGCGGAAGGCGCTAATCTTGACAAATTATCAGCGGAGTTGGATCAGGTTCTGGACTCGACTCCGGTCGTCGATAAGACTGGCATGCCGGCTCATGCCATGATTCATGAAGTCGAAGCAGTCCGCGGCCGGGATAAAAACGTCGGCGATTTTTATCACGGATTCAAGGCGCGTTATCCGCGGCTGGCTGAAATGATCGGCAATGTGGTTTTGACTCAAGCAGCAATGGCCTACGCCATGCTGTGCAAGAAACTGCCGGAGGTTTACCCGAGTCAAGTCGAGTCTTTCTGCGATTGGATGATTAGCCAGTAATGCCAAAACGATTCATCCAGTGTAATACCTGCGAGCGCTTGTGGGATGGAACCATGCTGGATGAGTTCCCGGTTCTACGAATCTGCAACCATTGCCTCGTCCATGCGGCTCATAGGCTAATTGCCATCATGGGCGAGGACTTCATCAGAGATTCACTACGGCAGCCGACCTGGAATTTCAGCTCGATGCTATCCCTAGGGAATCAATACCCAGTACCGCTCGGCTCGATAAGCGGCGGCATGAGAGGCTCCTATGCTTACGATTTCCATGATTCGCCACCCGATAACCCGCTATCACCAGCTTTTATTGCTGCTCGATGTGAAGGAACCACGGGAGACTCTGGCGTTGATTGTCCCAAAGGGGACGGGGTATCGTCGAGTGGCCACGATTCGCAGCCTGCTGTCGAAGCAGAGAAAACAGATGCGTGAGACTGGCGTACCTTACGAGGACTTCGGAATCAGATCTTATATCATGCCCTGGACTGATACCGATGGCAAGCAATATGATGCTGCCCTGCTACGAGTCCACCGTAGTACCCGCCACGCGGTTGCTACCTTATTTCAGAAAGGCACTTAATCATGGCTGACTCCAAGCAACCAGTAAAAATCCCACCTGGAATGCTGAGCATGTTTGCGAAGCAAAAGCCTAAGGTCGAGCCGGAGCTGGTTGAATCAGAGCCTGTCGAGTCCAAAGCACTCGTACCGGCCAAGTCCAAGGCGGTTGTTATACCTGCCTCGGTGAAGATAGATTTACCCGCCAGTGCGCCATCGGAGAACAAGACTCAGGAATCAACACCTGTGAACTTCCGGGAGGCATTGGATAAGCTCGACGGTTTGATGAGTCAGGAGTTCGATGCTATCCTAGTCGCGGCGGCCAGGGATATAGTGAAGCGCACGATGATCGAGCTTCGCGAGTACCCTGAGTATGCCGGAATCGTGACCGATGGTGACGTCCGCAACGTGATGATCTTCCTGAACCGGACCGTCCAGACTGCGAAGGAATCAGTTACAATAGCCGCCGACAAGAAACGGAAGTCAACGGCGAAGAAGAATCGTGTGCAGATAGACGCCAACATGGCTTCCCTGCCATTGAACCTGGACGCCCTTGGTAACTTCGATGCAAGTGCCGTCGATGATGTGTTTGGATTCAAGAAATGATCGAGCATGGAATCCAAGGCGGATCGTTATTACCCGGCAAGCGCCAGGAGATATTCGGTCTCACTCCGAAGGACTTGATCATCACGAGTCATTCGATCGACAATCTGTTTGACTACTGCCCGCGCAAGTTCGAGTTCGTATCGACTTACACGCACAAGCCGGTCGATACTGAATCAGGCTATGCCGCTGATGTTGGTACGGCCTTGCACCGTGGGACTCAGGCATGGTTGATGGCGAAGCATGACGGCGCCAGCGAAGAGGACGCTAGAATCGTAGGCTCCTGGGCGTTCGTATCATCATTCCCGTGGCTCGCCAGTGAGAGAATCACTAACCAGACCCGCGGGTTTGAGAATGCCTGCATGATTCTCGACATGTGTTGGAGCCACCCATTCTGGGATGAGTGGGAACTCGTTAAGATTCGTGTTGACGGCGAAGAGCGCTGGGCTGTCGAAGTTCCGTGGGTTCTGATTCATAAGTCCTTTGGCCCAACTAACGACGGCCGTTACTTCGCGACCCAAGGGACCGTTGACTTTGTGATGCGCAATCGACTCAGTGGAAAGATCTGCTCGATCGACATGAAAACGACAATCTATGAGCGGAATCTGAGCCGAGCGCTCTACAAGTATTCAGGCCAGCAGGTCGGCTACGGGCAGGTTGTTGAGGCTTTGCTCGGCCGAGTCATCGAGGAGCTGACCGTCTATTATTTTGTTGCCCGATTCTCGTCGACCGAACCCTCGATTGAGATACTTGATTTCGTCAAGACTCGCGAGGACTTGGAGGACTACTGGCTCGATAAGGTTGACCGCCTCGATCGTATGATGCACATGGTTAATGCCCAGCGATTCGTTCGTAATAACGGCGGCTGCTTCTCATATAACTACGAGTGCCAGTTCTTCGATATCTGTGGGACTCGTGACCGTAGCATGGTCGAAGCATGGTTCCAGGATACGATGAACGCGGTGCCGAGAACCCACCCCGATTGGTGGATAAGGTTGGAGATCTGAATCATGACCAAGAAACTAGATGTAGTCTTTACCCCGTTCCTCTTCGTTGAGCACGTGCTACCTAAGGGACTCCTGCCGAATGAGATAGGCGCTCATGCCTGCTGGTATTACGCCAAATGTGCTCACAAGAATCTGGAGGAACTCGAACAAGGAGCTACTTATGAAGGCGAACTCGATGCACAGAATCATCTCCCGAATCTGGTCCGTTCTATCTCGCAGCTCTACGCGATACAAGACCCATCGGATATGCTTAGATTCATACCCTGGTGCAGAGCCGAATGCCAACGGCTCGGATACGCATGGAATCCCGCCGTGGAGAACCCTGGAGCCGTTAGTGAGTACAGACTACCTTCGACTCCTGCAAAGCCCAACTAAGGGGACTCCAATGAGCACTCTATCCGATACCCAGAACGAGTTCGAGCACGCACTTGATTCGTTCCTCGGGAACGTCAAGAAAGCGGAGGATCAGCTCCTGAACGAGTTGAATAATCTCCGCGAGATTCGTATGCACCTCGGCCTTCCGAATCCTGAGTGGTCCATTGATCACCGGGACTACACCGGGCGTAAGACTCCGGAGCCTTCGGCCGCTTACGATCCCGAAGAGGACGCAACGGACGACACGGAGAAGAATCAAATGGCCTACGAGCCGATCGACCCCGAGCCGGATGAATCGGTGGACGAAGAGACTTGGGACGTGACAGTCGCGCCGAATCCAGAACCGCCAGAGCCACACATTAGTTCTGATGAGGAACTAGCCCATCGGCTTGAAGCCCTTGGAATCAAACCTCGAAAGGCAGGCTGACATGGGCCACCTCGATTTCTCTGACGAGACGGGCCTCGTGATTCCTCAGCACCTCCTGCTCATCGGCCAGACTAAAGCCGGTAAGAGTCGGTACATTGTCGAGGCAGTCAAGGATGGCTACGAATGTATCTTCGTTGACGCCGACAATAGTCTGTCTACGATTCGCGATGAGCTGAAGGACAACAAAGAAGCTCTCGCCCGACTCCATTACTTCGCCCCGTCCAACATGGAAGTATTCGTCGTCAATCTTCTGAACGAAGGAATCTTCCGCTGGAATGAAACTCGCAACTCCGTCTACTCAAGGGCCAATGCGGCACCTACTGATCGACTCGCGCAGATCATACCATCGAAGATACCGAGCCGAGTTATCTTAGCGATCGACTCATGGACCTCGCTGACCTACTCGATTCTACGCAATAGGGCGGCGGCGCTCAAAGTAGACCTGACTGAGATCGACCGCTACTCCCGCGAGATCTACGGTGGCGCAGGATTCCAGACGACGGGCATAGCTCAGGTGATTCAATCACTCAGGCACCATGTCATCGTCTTGGCACACCCAGCTTCATATGAGATTAAGCAGAAACCGAAGGGAATCGTTGGTCAGATCAACGAGAAGGACATGCGCATCCTTGAGGTCAAGCAGGTGCCGATCTCCACTTCGCTTCCGCATGGACTCACGATCGGTAAATACTTCTCTCAGATCGGTAACATGTACGTCAAAGACCCTACGAACCAACGAGTCCTGGACTTCAAGATCGACGCGAATAGGATCGGTGGCGGGACTCCAGGCGGCATCGGCGACCCGATGAAAGAATACCGGTACTCAAAGTTATTCGGGCTGCCGAAGGTGGACCCAGAAGAATATGACGGTTGGATTCGTTATCTTACCGCCGAAGAACTCGCTGAGGAAACTGCGGCTAAGGCAGCAGGTAAGCCAGCGAGCAAAGTGATTCAGCGGCCACAAGTCGTGGCGGGCGGATTGGTTACGGCCAACAAACCGACAACCGAATCAGCCACTGCCAAGTAACGGCGGCCGCTGTCTATTCGCTACCAGACCAGGATCTATGGTAGCGTCTCAGAATCGATCCATCAAAACTGAAAACTAGAAAACAAACAGAAAGCAAACAGTACCATGCCTGAAGAAATGGAAAATGAAGTCGGATTCTTTTCGCTCTCCGAACTCGCCTCGATGGATACAACGGCGTTGCCGGCTCTTACGAGTCTCATCCCGGCAGCCGGCGTTTACTTCATGCGCGGTGAGGACGTCAAGGGCGGCGAGAATCAAAGCCAAGATGAATCCAAGCCGAACCTGTTCTACTTCAACTTCGTCGGTGAGATTCTCGAAGCTAAGCTCGTCGACAAGTCGATCGACCCGGAGACTCTGGTCGGCCGGAAGCTGACGGACAACTTCACCCTCTGGCCGAATCAGTTCAAGGAACTACTCGGCCTTCTGAAGGGTCGCTACAAGACCGTTGGGCTAGTCTACGACGGCCCGCGACTCGGTGGTGTTGACGGACAGGAGCCTGGGTGGCTTGATAATTGGGTGGGTCATGAATACCACGTCAAGATCAGCCACTACACGGACAAGGGTGGCAATGTGCGGGCACGATTCACGTACATGAAGCCCCAGAACGACGAAGCCGGCGAGTAATCGAAGGTCAAACTTGGCGGGGAATCTAAGGCGGTTCCCCGCCCTTTTTCGAGGATAAGGCTATGACGACTGGGATTCAGTGGGTCGATAAAAGCGATTTGCACTGGCAGGGAAAGGCCCCGCTCTGGGGTGACATGACTGTGCCAGTGCTAATGATTCATTACGCTGACTTCTACCCTCACTGGTGTGGATATATTAAACACCCGCGCGATGGACTCCCGCCACAGGATCGTCGTCGAGCCTACGAGAAATTCACTACGGAATCAATTACCTTCTTCGGCTCAAGCGGCCCGGTGATAAGCCTGATGGCCTGGAATCTAGCCGGCGAACTTACCACGCCGCACCCTCAGGCGCTTGGCTGGTACTGGCTTGGATTCGACCTACCTGAAGGGATAGACCGAGATGTCGCGGAGATCCGACTTGAAGCTTTCGCCCGATCTTTTTACAAGGGATTCTACGCAGACAAGACAGGTACGGAGTCAGAAGATGAGTAGCACAAACTATACTGTGATGTATACGCAAGGCCTTCTGGAGTCCGGGGGCCGTGATACTATTCGGTACCGAGATACTGGAATCAGGCTGTCAGATCGCACCGGCACCGACTGGTACATACTGGTACGGCAGGGACTCAAGCCTGGTAAAACCGTACTACTTGTTAACGTATCAAAGCCTACGGAGCGATTGGTCGAGAAGGGCCGGATTCTGCCAGAAGGCTGGAGATATGAGGGCACTAAGACCCGCAACCAGATCGAAGCGCATGGCGAGTTCCCGCGTAGGTTCGCAGCTGGACTACCTTATCGTAATTGGATAGCCTACGAATCTGATATGATTTCTATCCAGGGACACAGTTACGATATGCTCCGTGAGTGTAACAAGGTTGTGAAGAATATTATCAAAAAGATCGAGGCGAAGAAATGAGTGAGAAGCACATCCTTGTTTTTGAGGATAAGCTTGGAATCACGGATGGCTACCAGCACGCCTGGGCTTCTCTGCTCCAACGCGCCAAGTTGGCTACGACCTCGATTCGTCGCATCAATCTGCACCGGAGTGAACTTCGCTCCAAGCCGGTCTTAGTTCGCAAGGGGAATCGGAAGCAACCCGGCTTCAATGCGGATCTGCTACCTGAGGTGACTCACTGGTTCGAGGAACATCTCCATCGTTTTACACCTGCCGCCTGCCTCATAATGGACCCGGCGCTGTTCGGACTCGTCGAGATCGACTGGAAGTCCGCGACCACGGATAACCTTCGAGGCGGAGTCTATGACTATGAAACTTCCAGGGGGTATAAAGTTAAGATCGTTATCACGACTCCAATGTCGGCAGTCAATCGGCGCATGGACCCGAAAGAGATTGCGATGCTGAATCAGGGAGCTTACAGCAAATCCGAATGGCAGGAGCTACAAGATCACCGTGAGAGTCTCGATGCCGCAGCCGCTGCCGAAGCCGAGGCTAATGGCGAGGTCAATGATAAAGACGATCATGACCGTGACGAGTCAGCGTTCTTCCTCCCACCATATAAGATTCCATATGGTAGGTTCGTGCTTAGTGTTGACCTGAATCGCTTACGCCGGGTACTGAACGGAGTCTCTAAGCCTCAGCCAAAGTTTGAATATACCTTAGTTGATAACGAACTCGTGGCCGACCATGCGAAGAAGATTCTATCGAAGTGCTCTTTAGTTGCCTCGGATGTGGAAACGAATCCATTGTTCCGTGGGAAAGGTACGTTACCGATGGCGCATCTGACTTGCGTCGGATACTCAGGACTCACAGAACATGGCGAAGCCCAGTCATTCCTGTTCCCTATCATGCGTGGTAAGTCTGCTCACTCTGGCCTGCACGATGTGGCTGAGTATGGGATTCGAACCATGGCCGATATCAATGCTAATGCCAAGCTTCGATTCACATTCCAAAATGGTGCTTACGATTTATCTTACCTCGCCCGTGATGGAATGCCTGTGCATAATTACGCATACGATTCCATGACGATGTTCTGGTCCTTCTGGCCAGAGCTTCCGAAGCGTTTGGAGTTCATCACTTCGATTCTTAGCGACCGCTACCAATACTGGAAAGGCGGTATCAAGTCAGATAACATCTACGAATACTGGTACTACTGCGGAGAGGATTGTTACACGACTCTATGCAATACCCTGACGCTGGCTGAGATGCTGAGTCAAAACGAACGTGCTCGTCGGAATTTCTTCTATGCCCATGCCCGTGTTGGAATCGGCTGGTCAATGTCAATGCGTGGCATTGCTGCCAACGAAGATACACTCATTGGCCCCGGCGGGCATAAGGAAAAATTAGATCAACTCACGGCTGAGGCCGAGGTTAAACTCAAGTATCTCGTAGCCGATGACTCATTCAACGTGAACAGCCCGAAGCAGAAGAAGCATCTACTCTACACCCTGCTTGGGGCCAGACCAAGGAATGCGAAAGGTCGTTATGTCAAACGAATCGATGAGGCATCGACAGGCGCAGTTGTCCTCCGTGCTCTCCGCAATGAACATCCCATCTTCCGTCGAATCATCGCCGCAATGCAAGCTGTGCAAGAGCCTTCCAAGCAGCTGTCTAATGTGGTTGGAATCAAGCGACGCCCCATGCCCGCCGGGCGATCTCGGATGTTTACTTCATACGACGGTGTCGGCACTACCACCACCCGATTCTCGTCCCGTCAAAGTCCGTTCTACGATGGGGGAAACGTCCAGAATCTACGCGGCACTTACCGAGATTGGCTCGAAGCAGATGATGACTCAGTCCTACTCGACATCGACTTCTCTGCCGCTGACGATGTATATGTATCCTTCGAGTCAGGTGATCAAAAGAAGATTGAGTTATTCCGCACCGGCTTGGATTCTCACGCGATGAACGCAACTATGTTCTTCGATAACTGGAATTACGAAGATGTTATCAAGGGCAAAGACGAGAAAGACCCCCGAGTCGTTCATCCTATCCGAGGGATTCGACAGATCACCAAGAAACTATGCCACGGTTGTAACTACTTAATGGCGGCTATGACTCTACTTATGACTGCCGGTCGTGACGCAATCGTAGCGGCGGCTAAGGAATTGGGCAACGAGAATGCAGGCGCTTGGACTCAAGACGAGTTAGTGGACTTCTGCGTTCACATGGAAGAGAAGTACCGTGCCCACTATGATCGATTCAAACGGCATGGCGGCTGGTACGATGATATCACAAAAGAACTCACAGCCGATGGTGGCGTAACGACTTGCTTCTGGTATTACCAACGATTCCTTGGCGACCCACGCAGCGATGATGTGCTTCGCGCCGCCGCTGCAACCTTCGGGCAAGCCTCAACCGCAGGTAGAATCAATGACGCGATCATGGAAATGGATATGGGATTTATTAGACCCACCTTTCGGGACGGCCCGAATCCCGACGCAGACGACGAACCACAAACGATTGGCCGCGCAGAATATGGAATCAGCCTTCGATTGCAGACCCACGACTCGCTTACTTTCAACGTCAACTACCGCCACCCGCGCTGGTTGGCCGGCTGTGAGAGAATTATCCACTGTATGTCCCGTCCCTCACTCATACGCAATAAAAGCACAGGAACCCTCGAGACCTTCGTTGTCCGCATTGAGTCAGAAGTGGGAAAAGCCTGGGGCAAGAAAATGCTGGGCTGGGATAACTCGATTGAAACCCTTGAAGAAGTGGTGATTCGGGCAACGTCGTAAAAATTCCTGTAGCGGAAATATCCTGCTTGGTATAACCTTAAACTTGTCAGCACCCCGCTGGTGTACTCGCAACCCAAATGAAGAGAGATTCATATCATGCCCCAGGGTCTTACCCAGGATAAAGTCGGACTCACCGTCTATGGTGACTACGCACAGACCACCGCTGGCGCCGCGATCGACGAACTGGTCGCGTTGCTCACACCGGATGCCACCTCGACTCAGCGCGGCTTTCTCGACGAGATGTCGCCGGCGGCTCAGGTTCAGCTTCTCAAAGAACTTGAAGCCATGAAGGCGGTCGTGACTCTGTTCGCAGCGCCTTAATCTACTTCTCCAGGCTGAGCGCATCGGCCTGGTCAAGAGGGACGGAATCTTCGACCCCCTCCCCCTGTGGATTCCGTCCCACCTTCTTCGCCCCCATAAAAACAAGAGTCGCCACCATGATTCATTGGATTCTATTTAACGGCGCCGCCCAGACCGGCAAGAACACCGCGATGGATTTCCTGGCTAAGGATATTGAAGTTTTCCCGCCGAAGGATTTGATTATACCTTGTATTGTCAAGGAGTCAGTCCATCGAGTCGTGGCCGATTCTATTCACATGGCTCTAGCTCCTGACCTTAGCTATGCTACGTTCAAGGACACCCATTTCTTCGGACTCAGTGGGCGGCAATGGGTTATCCAGATCATCGAGCGCGGTTATCGAGATCAGCGCAGGGAGATTCTTATTGATCTTCTACTGATTCGTTTACAAACATTGATAGATAATTGCAAGCGATCTGAAACGCCGTTGATCGTAATGATCGAATCATGCGGATTCCAGTATGAGTATGAATACCTCTTGCAGCGCGACATTCATTCTGTAACCGAATCAGTTACGCTAGTCACTATGCAGCGCGAGGGTTATACCTTCGAAGGCGACAGCCGCGAGGACCTGAGTCATATTGCCGACTACGTGCTCAAGAAACCATCCGAGATTCTAGTGGTTCGCCAAGACATATTGAAGCTCATCTGATTTCTCATCTCCGACTCTGGACCGGCACAGAGCATGTTCTATAATACAAACGATAGATGGGTTAAACTCGTGCTTGATACTAAGTACGAGGATTCTGCTATAGCTCTGCGAGAATACTTACAGCTTGTAGACCACAGCGAATCACCTAGAGAATATCACCTATGGAGTTTCATCAGCTTAGTCTCTGCGTCACTCAGGCGCAGGTGCTGGGCATCGCTGGGTAACGTCGGCTTAGTGCTCCCGAATCAATTCATAGTTCTCGTCGGCCCGCCTGCTACCCGTAAAAGCTCGGCGCTTAGTATGGCCCAGAAATTCCATTGGGCTGCTAACGTACGACTCGGACCCGGCGATACCTCTGGGCAACGACATGGCTTGATGGTTGCCTTCCAGGGTTCCTATCGGACTCAATCGCCCAAGCGTGTCAGTGGGCTAATGGCTGTGCCTAAGAGTCTAGACGACTTAGCCGCAACTGATACAGACGAGATTGACCAGGCGCTAGAATCAGACAACCGCAACCACGATTTATACTTAGTCTCGAAAGAACTCAGCCGTCTGCTGACGAATCAAGACCGAGGCATGATCGATTTTTTGACAGATATTTGGGATGGAGAATCAATTGACTACCAAACTAAGTATGGCAATGTTAAGATCAAGCGTCCTTCGCTTAATCTCATCGGGGCCACAACCCCTACGAGTCTTGCTGGTAGTCTACCGCGGGGAGCCTCTGATCATGGGATTCTATCCCGAATCATATTCGTCTACGCGGCGGCGCAATATCAGAATCTCGCTAGGCCCAAATCGCCAGGTGCGCGTGAGCATGAATTGCAAGAGCGAATCGTCGGACGATTCAATCGCATTACCGAATACGAAGGGGCCTTTCGAGAGTCCGTAGAGGCGGCTGAGTTGTATGACTCGCTCTATGAATACAAGCCACATATTAGTGACTCACGATTCAACGGCTACGCAGGCCGTCGGGCAATCCATCTGCGCAAGCTAATGGTCGCGCTTGCCGCTGCACGCAATGACTCAAGCCAGAAAATAATAAAGACGGATGTGATGCTCGCGCATGACCTGCTTGTGGCTACCGAGGACTCAATGGGTCAAGCCCTGTTTGCGCTCGGCAGTTCGCAGCTGCACTTAGGTAAGTACCTGATGCTGGAATACATGCGTTCTGAGGGAACAGCGAGTCTGGATGATCTATACCGAGTAGCGCAGAGTGAACTTCGACGTGCCGATATTAAAATGGCAATCGAAGAACTCTGCTCTACCGGAATCATAGCACCAATCAGTGGGAATCTGTACGCTCTGACCGAGGTCACTCGCCAGACGAAGGGCCGCTCATCATCTCAATCCGGCGAGCAAGCCCCTGGTACCCCGGAGTCCTCATAGCCTGTTGCAGTTGCTTCTGGCCACGGGTATCGGGGGCTTCCATAGCCTGCGAACGAATCCAAGTCGGATAGTTCCATGGCTTCCCACCCGCGTCCAGATAACCCTGAAAGACTTCCGGTAGCCTATCGTATTGACCGGCCCGAATGATCGCCCGAGTCGACTGCCGTAATGTAGCGAGTCTGGTAGCATCGACCTCCATCGCACGGTTATTCATGTAGTAGGCTTCGATCTCACCTTGCTGCCGTGAGGATCTGAGTCCCATCATGCGATAGGCTTTCTCGTAATACGACTGGGCCTCGGCTATTACCTGGCCGGTCCTATCAGTATCCTGCCCGCCAGCGAACATAACACTGATCGCCCCTTTCAGCGCACGATTCGGAAGGTCACGAGATAGTATCTCTGCAATCTGCCGTTGGCTAGCGATGCTGTGATCCGACAGAATCATCTCAGCTGCCGACCACATACCCTGTGCAATGCTTTTGAGCACACTGACGCCAGCCATTAGATTCTCCGGCCGCATACTCGGAGACCTAAGGTTAGCATCGCCACGTGTGAAGAAAGCCGGACCGATTCCACGTGGACCACCGAACAAAGCGGCTATCTCAGAGATTCCACCATGAGCTATGGCTGCGCCAGCCATCGGTCCGAATCGATCATAGATACCGTCGATTGGAGTCTTGCCCTCGTTCGGATCGGCCGTTCCGCCACCACTTTGAGACCACTGTAAGGCAGAGAAACCTGGCACTGATTGCGTGCCAAACATAGCTTGCTGAGTCCCGATCTGCCTAGCAAACGCGCCCCATTCACCTTTCTCCATCCAGCGAAACAGACGCATGTTGTACTGCATCATGTAGCTAGCGAAGAGTCCGAACATGGAACCGAAGGCCGAATGGAATAGCTCCGGACGATTCAACGGGTTGTAGTTCGCGATAGTCGCATTAGCTATCTCTCTGGCAAAATTATGCCGCGCCTGTTTGCCAACGACTCCATGGGCGTCAGCCAGGCGCAGACCAACAAAGTGCGACCAGCTACGACTCATCTCCTCAGTCACATCGGTAGCGGCACCGAGTAGCCCATCGACTCCCTTTTGCTTAATCCACGACTTAGCCGAGGGGTCGCCAAGCATGACTCGTGCAAAGCTACTACGAGAATGGATCAAGCCCAGTTGCTGATTCAGCTCCGCAACCGATTGAGTCGTATCCCCATTCCGCACCATGTAGGCCCAGTCAGCGTGTGACTTACGACCAAGCATGTCCCGGAATCCCTGGGTCATAATCTTGTAAGTATCCAACAGCTTGATCGGACTACCCGCCTGCGTGATAGTTGGCAGGGTGCTGATTCCACGGCTCTGCATGATCGACGGCAGGTTCGTGATAACGCCCATCATATTCATGGCGGCGTGAGGAAACTCAAGACTCCTCAACAGCAGGGCGCCACTGAGTCGGTTGATACCAGCCGTGATCTTCTTAATCTCCGGCGGTGGTGTGATCTTCGCCGTCTGCGCCAGGAAGTCCTCGGAACTCCGATACGGAGTGTAAGGGCCTAGCTCAGTAACTAACTCATCGAAGGTCCGGCCAGTCGGAGTCCCTTTGAACCCAAGCCGATTGAACAGATCTCGGACGTGAGTCGCACCACCACGAGCCGCGGGCCAAGAAGCCTGCAATGCGCTATGCAAACCAGACAGCCCGGCGTCTATTGTCTCATCGATTCGTTCGCCTAGGCGGCCGGTAGGACTCTTTTCCGACCTACCGGCCATGCGTCCCAGTAAGGTCTCCTCGTAGTGATCCCAGATAGACCGCTGAGTCGTACCGACAACACTCTCGGCAACAGCCTTATTGGCCCGGACGATGTTGAGCTGCCCCTCAAAGATTCCACGCACAGTACTGTCCGCGACGCCCTGGTAGGTACTACGCACCCACTCCATGGCCTCCGGAAGCGCCTGCTGATTAACCGTGCTAGAGGACAAGGTACCACGAGACTTAGCTGCATTAGCCATCAGACTCCCTGGGTCAACCCAATCCATCTGAGCGCGATCCCATAAGTCCCCGAAGGCTTTGACTTCATCACGACTTCTGAATCGTTCGCCCTGCCCCAATGTTTTTTCATGGGCTTCGCGCAAGGTCTTGAACTCAGCCGCAGTCTCAGCTATGATAGCACCGCCGGGCACGACTTGATTGTCCGCATCGAAGGTGAATCCAACGAACTTACCGCGAGTGCTGGGCGGAGGAACATACCAAGCACGATTCTCTAGCTCAGTAAGCCCCATTGAACGCCGAATGGTATTCTTCTCCTTGAGAAGGGCCTGCGAAACCTTATTGAATCTGGTCATGAACTCAGCCCCAAGGTCGTCTACTACTATCTCCTTACCAGTCCTGGGATTCACCAGCAGGTCAGAGGCTGTAACTGGGCGTCCAAGCATCTTCGCATTCGTGGCCGAACCTTCGGCCAGTTTGAATCCAAAGAAACCTGTGCCGAGGTCAACGAGGTCTGCGTCCAGATCCCAACCCGAACTGTTGCTGAGGAATTGATTCACCAGCTGCCGACTGTGCGTAGCAGTAGCCGCGGAGATTCTGTTCTGCACGTCACCCATGTGAGTTTCGAGCACCCGACGAATGTGATGATCGGTCTGCTGATTCACAAGGTTGCGCACCCGCTGAACAGCCAGCAAGGTAGGAGAGTCTCTGAAGCGCATCTCGGCTGTGACAACGGCCCCAAGCGTAGCGGATACTCGATTCCCTATGCCAGTGACTTGATTGTCAGCCAACCCGGAAACGTACTGGGCGGCATTAAGCAGGGGTGACTCATATATTTCCTTAGCCAGGCCACGGGTCAGCGGGCCTGAACCAGCACCAGTCAGGATATTGTATCGCGCCGATTTTGCTTCAGCGTTGGACTCAGCCAGAGAAAACTTATTCCACTGCACCACGTCCTGATCGCTGGCGAATCCAAGCACAGGCTTGAGCCACTCACCATCGCGACTGCGTGAGAAGTTGAAAAAGTCTCCATCGATTCGAGTGTCAATCTTCTGGCCATCAAGCAAGTCGAGAACCTGCTGACTCATTTTCTTAGCTGCTAAGACGTCATCCATGGTTGCCCCAGGATGATTCGCGGCTGCGAACAATGCCTTGACGCTATCACCGTTTGGGGCGGTGACTCGCTCATAAGAACTCGGAAGCGGAAGGTTGTACCGGATTCGATCCAACTCCGTTATATCAGCCTTGTTACCGAGTATGCGCGCCTTACCTTGCAGACTCTTGATCTGGGCCTCGGCCCTGTTAGCCAAGCCAGCCCGCGTAGTATAATCTACTCGGCCGCCACGATTCTCCACCTCCGCTGCGTAGTCAAGCTGCAACCAGGTTGGATTCTGTGGAACGACAAAGGTCGTCTTGCTCTGCGCCCGATAGTCAATAGTCTCCCGCATCGCACCGAGAACATCTAACTGATCGTGAACCGATAGCTTCTCCCAAGAGAGATTCGTGGCAATGCGCTGACTGCCCGTAGTTCCAGCTCTCGTACCACGAATGTTTGCAAATTCATCTATGTCGAATCGATCGCCGGCCAGGTTGTGGAAGAACCGCTCCTGAGTGTTCTTCGTAGACGTCCGCTGAATCTTCGACGGAGTGTAGCTGGCAATCAGGTCGCCGACATTCGGTGGTACCCAGGCATGATTCACCAGCACAGATGGCACCTGCATACTGAGTTTGCGACCCAGGCGTATATCCTTAATGTCCTGTGATTGCAAGAGAGAATCAACACCAGCCTTGCGGTCCTCAATTATCTGAAGAACGCTTTTGCCAGTGGGCACCTGAGCGAACGAATCAACGCCATAAAAAATAGTCGGATCCTGCATACCCGACTCTTTCAGATGGATTCCCTCAGACGAGGCTTCGACCCCAAACTTCGAATTAGGCACAAGACGAGTGCCAGCCTTCGTCATCTTCTGCAATGATTCCCAGCCCTGACCGAGCACCTGAGTATTAAGCGCTTCGCGGTTTGAAGTCAGCTTCGCCGAGTCACTGCCTGGGCCTGTGGTGATGTCATACCTGGCCTGCAGCAACTGAGCTGTTAGCTTGGAGGAATCCTTGGGAATATTCATCCCATTGCTCGGCGATGGCGTACCGATGTGCTCGACCATCCGCGAGAACTGTTGCCGGTCCAAAGCCTCAGAACGAGTCTCACGCACTAACGGACTGTTGGCCCACTTCCGGAGAGCGTACCTGGCACCAATAGCACCGACCATTCCACCGAGTCCGACGCCTAGAGTCGAGTAGAATATGTTCGTGCCCATGTCCTCTTGATCCCAGAGGAATGAGTTTGTATGCATGAGTCCAGCGAGCGCAGCCTCCTCACCCGCAGCTATAGCTCCCCCGACTCCAGCCTTACGAAGAAGAAACGAGCGATTGGCCGGGGCTAAAAGATTCAGGAACTCGCCCTGACCAGCAGCTTTCATTTCAGCCGTCCTGGCGATTCGCTTAGCGCTCACCACGGACTTCTCAATAGCATGGTAGCCTTTGCCCAGAGTCGAACCACGGGCGAACGCGGTGGCCATTACCCTGGGTACGGCCAAGGCACCGATGTAGGCAGTGCCGACGACTCCGAGAATAACAGAAGTCACCTCAGCAGCGCCCTCGTTCTGCGCCATCCAATCGGCAGCTGAATCCCAGCCAATGTTCCGCAGAACATCATTACTAAGTTCACCCTTCTCGGTCATATAGAGTGACGACGATATGTCATCCGCGAGTTGGAGTGGCGCAGATAGAATTGCTTTGCCGGCCTTCTCAAGCAGGCCCTCGCCATCAGCATATGAGTCAAGTGTCCTCTGCTTAGTCAGGACATTGGTTCGCTGCTCCGAGGACAACGGTGCCACCTCGGTGCTGAGGTTACGCTTAGGCCCCGCGGAATCATAAGTCAAAAGGTTCAGGGAGACCATTACTTAGCTCCTTCGCGACTCTTGAGGCTGGTATACCAAGCCGGGCCTGGAGTTCCAATCTTATCCCCAGTCATGCGTCGGTTCGGATTCACTTTCTTCGTTGAGGTGTCATAGATACGCGTGGTCTGCAGTTCCAGGACCTGGTCCATGGACTCCAACGCATCCATACGATTCCGGCTGACCTTTTTGTGCAACGCCTTGAGTCGTGGGTCAGCGGGCATCATGTTCCTGAGTGATTCCTCGATGAATAGATTCGCCTCACGATATGGCAGCGATCTCTGCTTAGCCTCTGCCAGCAACGGTTCGATCAAACCAGCGTAAGCTTCCTGCCGATCCAGATCAGAGAGTGAATCATCACGGGTCATCAATGCAACCTGATAGTTCTCCGGGTGATTCCCGAAGGCTCTGAAATCGGCCGTCTTACGGGCAAGCTGATCGTGCTGGAAGTCATTGATTCCTTGCTGCGTAGCACTTGCCCAGACTTGAAGTCCCTCAACCATCTTTGGAATCGCAAGGCTGTTAGTGATATAATCCGCCGGTGGCCCCTTGATGGCTCGCTCGGTAGCGCCTTGCGCTTGGCGTGCAATGAAGTCGTCGCCAGTTGATTCAGCCCACCAATCAGCTACAGCTACCGCGGTCTTAACGTCGAATTCTTCCGACAAGGATTCAAACAACGCCGAGGACTGCAGGAGTCTAAGCTCTGGGGCCAAGTCCTTAACCGTCTTACCGTCCACAGTACCGCCAGACTCCAGAATCGCCCAGTCATCAAGGTTAGGCTCCAACCCCATCTGCCGCATAAGATTCATAGCCCCGGTAGTATTGGCCTTCTCCTCAAGGCCCATGAACTTACCTGGTGATATCTTCGCATATAGCGGATGAGTCGTGTCGTGAACCTGAGCCTGAATGGCTTGACCCTGCGGCCCTTCTGCGATTCGACCAAGGTACTTCGTATAGGCTCTGGCCGCGGCCTCTTGGCGTAGTAGGGGCTTTTCGATGCTGAATCCAGTACCCCCAGCCATTGCATCAGTCTGCAAGTCGGCATAGATATCCCTGAAGTCAGTCTGCAAAGCCACCGCTTGTTCGGCCGTAACAATATCGGATACGCTTTTGAACGACATGAGTCGATTGGTGACTTCAGCTTCGACGGCATCAGACGGCGCCACCTGACCTGAGAGTCTGGCGTGAGCAATCTTATACCGGAACTCTGAACCCTTACCTTCGAGTTTAGCCTGTTTCTCGATTTCAGCCTCAAGCCTCTCACGAGTCACCATGAGTGCATCATTAGCGAGCCGTGTCGCCTCATAGTAACCATCAGTACCAGGCTCATTCAATTCGGCTTGCCTGACGGCCGAATGAGTCGTGAACTGATACGAGGCCAAGGCATTCCCGAGGGCGCTACCGGCAACAGTCGGCGGCAATGCCTGCGCGAATGTATTGTGCTCGGTGATTATGCTGCTTATGCCCCCGATTCCGGCTGTATTTGCACGCTCAAGGCTAACACGAGACTGAGCCTCGGAAGAGGAATCACGCAACTTCTTCAGCATGTCGAGCTCGAACAAGATTGGAGTCCCGTCGGGCAGGATCAGCTTCCCGTTATTAGCTAGAATCCCATCAATCTCAGGCACCGTGAAAGCGCGGGCGATTCTAGCCTCGGCCGACTTCTGCTGCTCAGCGTTATTTGACGCTATCGCCAGCTCCCGAGTCTGAACATTATACTGCCTATCTTCGCGTGCGATTACAGCGGTGTCGAGTCGGCCAAGACTTAACTCCGCACCAGCTACGCTAGCGATTCCGTCAGGATTGTTCCTGGCTGCCTGCTGAGCCTCGCTGACCTGCTCATCGGTCAGATTCATGATAGTCTTGTCCTGCAAGACGGCATCGTTATTAAGTAAATTTGCCCGAGTCTCAACGGCCTTTGTCATAGCTTCCACGGCGCTGTTGCTTTGCTCGCGCAGCATGGTAGCCATTTCGAGTCTGAGTTCTTGAGGCAGGAGATTCAGGTCAGTTTCTTTCGTCGCAATCTCAAAGTCCGCAGCCATTGCCTCCATCTGACGCTGATATGCCTGCTGCTTTTGAGCCTCGAAATGATTCAAAGTCGTGGAGGTCTGGGCGAGCTTTTGCTGCCGAGCTGAGTTACCTGCTCGGGTATAAGTTGGATCTTGAAGTTGCTTGAAGGCAAGTGTGAGTCGGTCGGACAGCTTACCAGAGTCAGTAAGCGCAATAGCTTCTTCTTCCTTCCTGGCCAGCTCAGAAGCATTTTCGGTGAGATAGGACTGCGCCTCGAGATTCGCGTCCGAGGTCTGGTGAGATTGCTTCTGGACTTCCCGAGTCAGCTTCATTACATCAACGGCCGAGCCAGCCTTCTTCAGCGCCGCTGCCTGCTGCTGTTCTGTAACGTCCCTCCTCAGCTTTTCCTCGGCGAGTCGTTTCTCCTCAAGCTTACCCTGAGCAGCCATAAGCCCTTCGAGGGAGAATCCAGCTTGTGCCATATCAGTAGTTCCCCAAGCCGCCTATGATTTTACCGAGGCTCTCACCATTGAATCCGAAGCTGGAGGACTTGCCGCTGCCCTTAGCCGTTTCATCATAGACCTTATCCTCCGTGACAACAGCGCCCTTGGCCCCGCCGACTAGAGCGGACAGGAGACTCGTGAGCTCAGACGTGTACTGAGCTGCGCTTGACGTTTCTTGGCCCTTGATTCCAGACTCAATCTGCGCACCCGTAGCCTCCGCCTGTGCCTCAACTCCTGCCAGTTCTGATGCAGAGGATCTTCGCAAACGATTCGCCAGCAAAGCTGCCATCGAATTGTCTTTATCCCCGGTGCCAGTTCCGGAGAAAAGACCATTGAGTGCGCCTTCGAGATTGTCATTGATTCCAGCTGACGCCCGATCGGTAGTGCCTTTGACGTAGGCTGCCCGGTCGAAAGTCGTTGGATTCGATTGCAGAGAGCTGAGACCGCTAGATAGAGCCGCCACGCTAGCGCTAGTCCCACCCGCCAGTAGGTCACGAATCGACGAGCCAAGGTCATTTGTGACATCGGCGTCGAGAGTCGTAGCGATAGTCGAGCTCTTGCCAGCCTTGGCGGTGTTCGACGATTCTTTTTTCGAACCACCGAAGAGTCCGCTGACAATAGACCCAACAATTGGAAGTGCTGCTGCCCAGAATCCCATGATTTGGTTTCCTTAAATTGCGACGTCGCTGAGTCGTTCGAATATCAGCTTAGCGGCGCATAACGTGCCCCAACCTGATTTACCTTGGTATTCAAGCGACGTCGTGTCACACCGTTGCTGGAATCGAAGTACGCTAGTTTCCGACAGATTCAGATAGCCATCGACACGAGCCTCACGCTCAAAAAGCGCATCAAGACTGTTGAAACCGACATTGCCTGCGAACGCGTTAGCGGACCCAGGAATCGCGACTGCAGCAGCAGTAGAGTTATACAACCGGCAGCCCACCTTGATCTGGTTATTGGTGTCAGTTTCGTATAGACTCAGAAAACCACCAACCTTATATAAGCCTTCAGGCAAGGTAATAGCATCCCCAGCTACTGATGCTCCTGCGATTCCATTTATCTTCTCCACAGAAAGCGTACGATCTGACCAGGAACCACTGCTGACCGATGGGCCATTGGAGGAAGTATACTCCTGTGCTAGCTCAAGCACTTGAGTCGCTCTGACCTGAATATGAGCATAGGCGGCTTGCTTGACTCTAAGCGAGCTCCACAAATCATAGTCTGTCCTGACCCCAGTCTCAGCATCCTCTTGGCTAAGCAATTCCATGGCCAGGAAGGTAAGAATCTGGGCCTGTGTAAGCGCGATAGGAATACCTACGTCGCCACTGATGTTACCCATGAGTCGCTGATCGGCGATATCAGCGAAGCTAACGCTTGGATTGCCGCCGATTCCAGCCTCGTTAGTAATCTCAAGACCTGTGCCGACGCCTAGCTCGCGAATCGCATACGTGGCCTCACCAGTACGAACCACGATACCAGTGCCCGCCTCAGGCAGGCCCCCACCAAGCGGATCTTCGCCAGCGGATCGAAATAACGACACTAGTTGATCCAGCGATGGGAGTCTCTGGCCACCAGGCGTAACGCCATCATGCAGACGCAACTCATTCCGAGTCGTGTCGATCGTAACCTGCCTTGCGGGACCAACATAAAGATCAGCATCTTCAGTAGGGCCGCCTGGGAACTGAACAGTTTTCATAGCAAGCGCCCTCCGTAGGCTAGAGTCATTTCGAGATATCGAAGTTGCACAATATCGCCTGGGTCAGTCGCGCCTAGAACCATAGTATGCAACACACCGCTGGTAAAACAAGAGAAAGTTGTAGCCTTCGCATCGAATCTTGCACGATCGGGGATGGTTGACTCGTAGGTATAACCATCGATCGAACTCCGAAGCTCGATCGAATACGTGCTTGGGCTAAATAGCGCGTAAGCCCCACCGTATTCCTCGTCGTCAGCCGTGCTGGATTCCCAATCCTCGTCAACGTCAACGAGACTCTCCCAATCCTCAACAGGTGAGTACATTTTCGAGTAATGCTCGATATAGGTATCGTACTCCAGATTCCCTGGTACGAGATCAGTGGGCAATCGCTGTGGGTAAGAACCCAAACCAAGTGACTGTATTTCGATGAAGCCATCGTGTGAGTCGTCAATCAAACCGGGCCTGAAATAACCTACTTCGATTTCAGCATCAAGCCCCTCCGTCGCCAAGGCTCCAATAGCATCTGACTCAGGGTGATAATACCCCTCGCTGACATTATTCAGGTGCTCGGTATGTTGGCATATCATGGGCGACGAGACAATCGATTCGACAGGCATCTGCTTGTGAAGCATCCGAGGATACTTCAGGTCTCGTGGCTCAGTGGAAGGTACCTGGCGAAATGGTATCTCATCCCAGACTCGGGCTAAGTTATCGTACCCGACAAAGCCAAAGGAATCTCCCGTCATTGGAAGCACACCATAGCAATCTGAAGAAAATTCGCCCCACGAATCCAGAGTGGGAATCAGAACAAATACTCGCTTATACAACGACCCTTGGACTCGAAGCAGAACATACAGCCGATCCCGTACATTATCATACTCCAATCGTCCTTGCGCCCCTGGATTCTGAGTAAGGTAATCCCTAATAAACTCATTGAAAGCGGGCTGCACAGCTTCTGGAGTCTGGCCATTAGCCGATCGGAATAACCCACGATTAGTGAGAAACAGAGTCTGATCAACATTCAGCCTGGCAACCGCGAGCGGATTCTGAGGGCGCTCAGCACCAACTAGCACCGAGAATCTAAACACATTGTCCCCACCGATGAACTCAGCAAGTAGCGCACCTGAGGTTGTCCAGACGATGAATCCGCCACTGAAATCTGTAATGGCTAAGGGTTCTCCGCCGATTCGAGAGGCCAATACAACGAAGCCAGCTCCTCCGATCGTGGGTACGAAATCAGTGCCGTCAGAGGGGCCTGACCAGTAGACGGCCGTTGGAGTCAGTATGCAGAGCCTGGCATTAGACTCAACAATCCCAAGCGGCGTCGAGGGCAAGCCAGTCACATTCACGCTGGTCATCTTGAAAAAAGTATTAACCAGAGTCGCGTCACTTACACCAACCCGGAAGATTCCATGGGCTGGGTGAGAGAAGAAGATCGTACGGTCAAGGAATGCGCTCGACCAGCGGTAGTTTTCGTAACCATCCGTAGATGCTTCATGCAAGTAATAACAAGGAATCCAGGTGTCAAGTGCAGTGCTCCATTCAAGGATGGCATCCTGAGTATGAACGAACGCTCGCCCAGCGATTCTAGTGCCCTGAACCTCTAACGTATTCCGCAATGGAATCGGAGTCAGCATCCTGTTGCCAAAGTCTGTCTTTGGCCCCTTGGAATCAAAGCTGTAATTCCGACCGCCCACAACAAACAACCGATCCATAATCCGGGCATCTAATGCCGGAGTGTACGAACCGATTTCTTGGCCTCTGAATCGTTTGGTCGCCATGACAATTACCTGAAATACAGCCGGTACCGATGAATCGACGCAGCATCATAGGTGATGGGAGCGCCATTGAGAACCGAGCTAACAGAGATAACGTCGGTCCCATCAGTTAAGAACAGCCGAGTCACAGCGCCAGAATACGCTCCTGTCGCCGGAAAGGTAAACTCCTTTGACTCGACATAGATCTCATTCTGAATGACTCCGATCGTAGGCCAATCGGTAGCACCTTGGTCCAGACTCTGGCGCAGATAGCCATTCGCGCTGGTAGGCTCGCCAATGTCCATTAGGTCGAGGACCGGACCAGGATTCACATCGCATAAACCGACGTGCCAGGTAAGGGCATCTCCCTGGAAGGCTGCGCCAAAGACTGCCTGGAGTCCTACTATCGTGAAGATGTTGGGTGTCTTGTGCCAGATTCCATTCTTGGCGTCCCAAGACTCGTACTCGCCTCTAACCATTGAGCATCTCCTGGAACATCCGCTGAAATAGACTCACTTCGGAGTTCATGTCCTTCATGATCTCTTCGTTCTTACTGAACGTAGGATTCGCGAGCTTCTTTAGTAGCTCCTTGTTATCGAATTCCGGCGCCATTTCTTTCAGATTCGCCATCACAGCGTCAAGCGCCGGATCACCTTCCGACTTCTGGCTGCCGTCGTTCTCCTGCGAATCAAGCTCAACGGCGCTATGGAGTGCGTCGGCTAATTCACCTGACTCACCAAGGAACATCTTCGCCTGAGCCGTGCGACGACCATTCAACTTGCCGCCCATCGTTCCTGTCGATCGAATCAGCTTCGCTGCGCCAGCCACATCACCTTCGCGCACCCGACCCATGATGCCGGACTTATCCAGATTCCCAGGCCCACGGTTGTAAGTATAATCCACGAGCGCATCGAATTGATGCTGAGGAACCTTGCGGCCTTTAAGCCGTTGAGTCACTGCCTTCTCAGCCCAGGCAAGGTCCGAGCGTAGGAAGGAATCAGCTTGCGCCTGAGTGATCTTCTGGCCTTTCTTAATGGACCGATTCTCAGGGTTGTGTCCATAGCCAATAGCATATCGCCCGCCGTCAGGATAGGCAAGGAGCCTGAATCCCTCAGCTAGCTTAAGATGCTGAATCCCTTTCTCAGACATGCTGGCCATGGCTAATTTACTCTTTATGGCTTCGTCAAGGCGTCCGAGGCTAGCCCTAGACGTCCACGAATCGAAGCGAGGTTCTCAGAGATATCATTGAGCCGATCGTATATTCGCCGATTCGTAGCGCCTAACGCTGCGAGTTCCTGGCGTGCAAGGTCGATTTTCAGCGTATTCTCGCGCACCTGAGTCACACTAACCATGTTTGAGTCAATGCTAGACTGAAGCCTAGGAACTCGTTCATCCTCAATCAGTTCGACTCGCGTCTCGATTTTGGCGTCATTAGCTACTAAGTCAGTATATAGCATAGTACCGGTGACGACGGTGCCGAAGGCCGAGGCAAGAACGGTCCCGACCACTAGCAAGTGTCCGAGCTGAATCGTGCCAGAGTAACTTACCTTAGGACCACTCTTTGCCACGTCGCTCATGGGTTATCCTTCCGATTCGGAACGGCATACGTGATCAAGTAGCTGACCAGGGCGACGCCAGCGGTACCGATATATGGCCCGAGGGCGGCGTCAATGTCACAGACCTGAGTCATGGTGATAACTGCCGTACCAGCCCCGGCGGACACAGCACCCGCGATGGCCTTAAATGCGCGAGGGCCAAGGTACTTGACGGCCATTCCAGCTAGCGTGCTAAACATGATTCAACCCTTTCCAAACAGCACGGCCCAAAGACCTGCCCAGAATCCAAGTTTCTCTCCAGCTGATTTCGGTATAGGTTCTACGGCTACTGGAGTCACCGGAGGTTCAGCTCGGCCGGGCGGGGATAGAATTGGCGGTAGCTTCGGCTGCGCTGCCTGAATCCGCAGCAGATAATCACCAGCCTTCAAAGCCTTCTCGAACAGAACCGCCATCTTCGCTATCTCATGGCGCTTGTCAGTTCCGTTGACGACTCGGCGAGCCTGAAGATACTCTGCGTAGTCTTCTTCGTCCGATTCATCAATATCATCGATGTAAGCAAGCAGGCCCTTCCCAGTGAACCAGCCGCCCAGGGAACCCTGCTTCAGAATCTCGTAGGCAACATTGAATCCAAGCGCCAAGTCTGGATCGCCAACCAGATCGACTCCAATGTTCTTACCGACCCTGACGTAATTCGATCGGCCAGTAATCTGCACGAATCCACGACCACAGTACCTAGCGCCATCGCCTGCGCGAGTATTCCCGAGTCGCTTACCAACCTTCGTATGCGGCCCGTAGCGAGAATTAAAATACTTGTCGCCGCCGTACTCTTGAATCGGCTGCATAGTATAAGCCGTCTCAAGTGCTGTCGTAGCAAGCATGTAGGCGGCCAGGTTGACCTGAATCTTATCCCGCTCCATGCGAAGAATGAGCGCGTCAAAGCCGGGAACATTGGCCATCGTAATGGGATGTTCGCCACGAATCGTATCGTAAAACTGCTTAAGAATCATTGCCAAATTCCTTAGGCTATAGTTGCTTTTCCGTCGGCGCCGTCACCACCAGTAGTGTAAGCTGCTCCACCAATACCACGATTCCCTACAGTTAATGTGATTCAGGCGCCAACAGTTAAGCTCTTCGCTTGGGCAACAGCCTTCCAATGCAAAGCCTCCGAGCCAGGATCGAGCCTGGTGATTCGCTCGTCAATGGCCATGGACTCCTTGAACGTCCGCGTGTCTATCTCGACGCCAGCCATCACAGCGGCGACCTTGGCTTTCGTCAGTTCGTAATCATCCCATTCACCACCGGCAGGAGGCTCTTTGATCCCGTCCGCCTGCCACTCTTTCCAGCTCTTGAGCCATGATGGTCGTGCATTGAATCGGCAGAGCCAGTGAGTAGGCTCACCATCCTTAGTCGCGGCGAGCGGAATTGAAAACGTCCGGCCCGGTAGCGGCGCGAGGTCATCACCGAGAGCGCAGAAGAAACGATTCGCGTCGTCGCGCAGGGCGTCAGGAATGATCAGCGTGATTGAATAATCGTAGCCGCTCATATCAATATCCCCCAACCACAGTCACCGTCCAGCTTCGCGACCGGAGAGCGTCGATTGCCGTATTTCCTGTGGCCGATGGAGCACTAGATGTTCCACCCGTTATATTGAGTGTGCCGCTAGATGTTCCCGCTGCCGCTATGGATACGAGGATATTATCAACTGACGTTGCAGATAGCGCACAACCGTCGAAAGCAAGAGTAAAGTCTGTTGCGGTCGAGGTGTTAAACATTGATGCTGGGAATGTGGTTAGAGACGAGCAACCAAACCAAGCGTGGCTGAAATTAGTTCCAGCGGAGACATCTAGCAATGGGAAGGCAGTTAGAGACGAGCAACCAAACCAAGCGTGGCTGAAATTAGTTCCAGCGGAGACATCTAGCAATGGGAAGGCAGTTAGAGACGAGCAAGCATACCAAGCAACGGAGAAATTAGTTCCAGCGGAGACATCTAGCAATGGGAAGGCAGTTAGAGACGAGCAAGCATACCAAGCGTTGGGAAAATTAGTTCCAGCGGAGACAT